TTGATAACTACGTGTTACAAGATATTACTCCTGCCATCTCTGAAACAATGGAGAATGCAACTTGGGATGGTGCTACAGCGGCAACTAAGGTAGCAATCGCTGCTTTAACTCCAGGTGCGCCACAAGGTTCAATTAGTGCTGGTGCTCAAACTTTAGTAGCAGCAATGACTACTAAATTAGTTGATAGCTTCCCTGCTGTTATTTTATATAACGCTTCACAAGCTAAAACAACTCCCGGTGCTGGTTTAGGTGATTACAAAAAAGTATTAAGTATTTCAGCTATTACTTCAAGTAATATCGCTGATCAATACGCTTTGTGGTATGCTACAATTAACCCTAAAGTTTTAAATACTAAAGAAGCTCCTGTTTGTTTTGCTCCTTTAGCACACAAACAATTGATGAAGATTGCTAACAACTCAGTTGGTGCAGCTTCAAACAAAAACTTCTTATTTGAAGGAACCGGTAAGAACGAAAAATGTTTTTATAATGGTGTAGAGGTTAAGTTTAAGCCATTGGTAGGGTTTATGATTATCTGTAATCCAATGTACTTAAAAATCCTTATGGACTTAAAAGGTGATTTAGCCGATTTAAGAACAGGTCAAATGGCTAACGGTTCAGACCAATATTACTACAAAAACGTACAGGCTTGGGCTTTATGGTGTGTTAACCAACGCTACATCACTTTATACGGTGGATAAAATTAATGGGAGTGTAACAGCTCCCTTTTTATAAATATTTAAAAATTAAAAAATGGCTTGTTTATTAACTTCAGACTTTTCATATCTTAATTGCTTAGGTGCAATAGGTGGTATTCAAAAAGTATATATGACTGAGTACGCTAATTTATCGGGAGCAGGTTCAGTAGCACCAACAATTACAGCAAATGTTATTACAGCTTGGACTTTAGCAACATCAAAGAAGTTTCGTGTTTATGACATCGGTCAAGAGATGGGGATGTTTAGTAAACCATTAGAGGCATCAGATGAAAGTGGTGCGGTAGTTTACAAACCGACTGTTGATTTTACTATTAGAACTTTATCAATTACAAACGTTACTGAGATACATTTAATAGCTAAAAACTACTTATGTATGATTGTTTTAGATGCTAATGGTACTTATTGGGTAATGGGAGTTGATAGACCAATGAGATTAAAGTCTGCTTCATTTGAGAGTGGAACTAAAATGGAAGATTTGGCAGGTCAAAAACTTTCTTTCTATGGTAAAGAAGCAGTGCCTATTTACCAATTAACAGGGTCTTTAATTACAGCATTAACAACATAAAATTTTTTATAGTGTGTGTTTAAAAATAGCTAATCATAACGGTTAGCTATTTTTTTTACAACATTAATAAAAAGTACTTAACTATTATAGTGAGCTTCATAATCTATAAAAATACAGCTAATACAATATGCCCTACTTTAAAAGAGAAGTGTGTGTCTAATAGTGGTTTTTATTTATTTCAATTTTCTAATTCAACAGGAAATTATTATTGCATTTCAAACGATATAGGGGCATATCCTGCTCGTAACAATAAGTTCGTAATAACAGATATGCCAAGTCCTAATAATTTAATAGGGCAAATAAATTTAGCTACCGGAGAGTATGAATATACTATTTACGAGAATACAAGTAATACTAATCTAAGTCCAACAGGGTTAACAGTTGTTGAAGTGGGAGATGTATTTGTTGAGGATTCTACTTCAGATACCGACAAGGAATATTCTAACGGATATATAAATAATAAAGTTTACACACCAAGTTAATGGCTAAAGTTAAGAATATAGAGTTTAAAAGCGATGTAACTGTTATCACAATGGAGGCTAATCAGCTTCCTGTTTATTCATTAAACACAACGGATAAATTTGTTAAGTGGGGTAAGGATAATAAGTTTCCTAACTTTATAAAAGACCTTTTTAACTACCACCCGGAACACGGTGCGATTGTAAAAGGCAAAACACGTTATTTATGTGGTACAGGTATTACACCATCAGTAGATACACCACAAACACAAAACTTTTTATCTAAAGCGAATCGTTACGATAACTGGCATTCATTAAGCAAAAAACTAAATGGTGATTATGCTTTATATGGTGGTTTTGCTTGTATGGTTGAAACTAATTTTTTAGGTCAGCCTATCAGATTTACTCATGTTGATATGGGTAAATTAAGAATTAATAATACTCTTAATGGTTTTGTTTATTGTGATGACTGGAGTAATATAGTTAACGTAAATAAAAAAACATTTGATTATCCTTTATATAAAAAAGGGTTTATAGGTACTTCAATTTACTTTTACAAAGACCATACCGTTAGTGTTGGCAAATTAGATGGTTTATATCCTTTGCCGGATTATTCAAGTGTAATGCTTGACATCGATACTGATATTGAAATTAGCAACTTCTTTAACTCATTAGTAAAAAATGGGTTTAGTGCTGGGCATATTATTACATTCTTTAATGGAAAATTAGAAGCGGAAGCAAAGGCGCAAGTTGAAAGAGCATTTAAAGAGAAGCACACAGGAACTAATAATGCTGGTAAGGTTGTATTAATTTACACCCATCCTGATGGCAAAGGTAGTGAAGTAACAAACATTACACCAACAGGATTAGCTGAGCAGTATGAGGTTTTAAATAAGCGTAATGAGAATAAAATCATTAGAGGTCATAATGTACCTAGAGCTTTATTTAAAATGGAAACTGAGGGGGCTTTAGGGGATAGAACTGTATTAGACTTATCACACGAACTATTTTTAAATGAGTACGTAAAGCCAACGCAATTACCATTTCTTAATTTCTTAAAAGAAATGTGTTTGGATTCTATTGGTGTTGATTGTGATTTTACAATTGAGCAAATAAGTCTTATTGGTAAAGAATTACCATTGGATAATGCAAATGTAATAAATGCTTTAAATGCTAGAGACCCAAATATTGTAACTAATTACATTATTGAAAAGTTTGGATTAAAAGTACCTGTTGCCGAAATATCACAAGAAGCACCTGTAGTAAAACAATTACAAGAGGGGGCAAATGATAGTTTAAAAACATTAACAGGCAGACAAAGAGGCGCTTTAGATACTATCGCTCGAAAGTATAATAAACAAACATTAACTGAGCAACAAGCTATTTTACAGTTAATGCCATTTGGTTTTACTGAGGAAAATGCAAAACGTTATTTAGGTATTGAATCAAATAATTTATTAGTTCAACAATCTAATCATAACAAGTTTATTGATTGGATTAAATTAAATACGGTTGAAATTGATGAGGCTGATGAGATTGTGGATGTTAGAGAATACGACCAAATCCAATTAGATAAGGATAATCACAAAGATTATGTTTCAAAAGATGGTGGTAATCTAGTACCTAAAAAAAGTTTTATACAGGGGTTAATTGATTCTTTTAGAAACAAATTAAAAAATAAAGATGAGTATGATGTCGAATTGTACACAGTTTATAAATATGGTTTGCGTCCTGAACTATCAGCAAAAGGTGAGCCAATACTTTTAGATACAAGCCATCAATTCTGTATCGACATGGTTTCCGCCACAAGTGGAAATAAGCGTTTAACATTTGAGGCTATTGATAATTTAAACAATGATTTTGGCGATAATGCTTGGGATATGAGGGGTGGTTTTTGGGGTAAGAAAAATACTTGCAGACACGTTTGGTTAGGTGAAACACGTAAAAAAATAATTAAGAAATGATTAGCGTAGTTAGATGGATAAATAAAGAATACTTAGTTAAACGTTCAGTTATTGATAGTAACGTAGAATGGGCTAAAATTGAACCAATTGTTGACTTAGTACAACGTAAATATATTTTAAGAATACTAGGAACTGACCTATACACAAATGTAAATACAGCTATTGATGCAAACATTACATCTAACACTACTATACCAGCAAAATATAAAACATTGATTGATGTTTATTTATTAGACATTATTGTTTTCTACACTCTTTATGAGGCTTCTTTAACTTTTAAATTCCGTTACACGAATAAGGGCTTAATGGTTAAGGATAGTGATAACAGTCAACCAGCCTCAACTGATGATGTTAAACTAGTAATGGAGAGTTGGAAAAATAATGCTGAGTTATTTGCAAATGAATTAACCCAATACTTAATTATTAACGCTGGTACTTATCCCGAACATTCAACCAATACAACAAACGCTGTATGGGCTAAAACTAATAATACTGAGGTAGATATGTACTTGGGTAATGGTAGAACAAATTTTGGTATAAAGTCAAAGAATGGTAACGGATGGAGGAATGACCCTAATTATGAATATTGGTAAAATGGGTAAAGAAAATAATATTGAGGTAGTACAAACCAAAGTAAAGCAAAAACTTAAAACGTACATATTAAATAATAAAAAAAGGATAGATGCTTACGTTAAACAATTTAATACAAACACTAAACACATTCTCTACTAACCACGATATATTGAATAGTTTTTATTTTAATGACCCGTGGGATGAACTAAGTGGTGGGCAGTCTATTAAGTATCCAATGATGTTTGCGGTTTTACAACCATCGTTATTAAGTGAGAACATTGATAAAACAGTATTTAAAATATTTATAACTGACAGAGTAGCAAAGGGGCAAAGAAACTTAGAGGAAGTAATGAGTGATACTAAACTAATAGCTAAAGACTTATTAGTGTATTTACACTTCACAAAGTTTAGTGATATGTTAGTTATAAAAAAGGACATCACACTAAACAACTTTACTGAAAGTTTTGATGATGAAGTTGCAGGGTGGTGGTTTGAATTAGAGATTAAAACAAAATTTGATTGGGATATATGTAGTGTCCCAGTAGTATAAAATTAAAAATTAAAACATAAAAAT